CGCCACGAATGGCCGCTACCATGCCCTTTCCTGCGCCCCCGACGCCTGCTGCGGCGGCTATCTTAGCGAACCACGGCAGCGTAGGGTCGGCGAGGACTTGGTTAAACGCGCGGAAGGCGTTAATAAGAGCTTCCGCTGCCCCGAACACCTTAGCGATGCGCAGCATCTTTTCGTTGCCCTGCGAGAACGCGCTGGCCATGTCACCGAAAAAAGTCCCGGCCATGTCAAGGGCACTTCCGTGGTACCCTGTGTTAATACGCGCCAGAGCGTCGGCGTGCTCTTGTGCAGCGGCTTCAGCCAGCGCGTAATATTCGTCCGCTTCTATTAATTTAGCCGCTAGTGCCGCCCTAAGTACTTCAAGCTGCTGGTCGTATGTTTGTTGAAGCAGCTCCGTTTCGGTAGCAACGGCCCTGCGCACAGCCTCCAACTCACGACTTAGATTTGTTGTGGCTGTACGGCTACCGCCGCTTCTACGCCCGGCGCGGCCCTGTTCCTCCCAAGATAAACCACTGCCCGGGATAAAGTCACCAGCGCCGCCAAACGGGTCCAACGCGTCAAAATTAGCGACCATCGCGTCCACGTGACCAGCGGCGGCTTTTAAAATCTGCTCTAGTACACCGGCCTCGTTCGCCATAGCGGTGAGGCCCGCGACAACAGCGTCAGCGGTTTCATTGCCAAGGCTAGCCGCATAGTCGCGCGCGGCGGCAAGGTACCGTGCTAGTTCTTCCTGCGACGTAGCCGTTTCGATTCTGTCTAACGCGTTCTTTAGGTTGACGATCTCGTCAGTGGTCATACCACTTTGTTCGATCATTAATTCGAGGCCTTTGTTGCCTGTTACTGTGAAGGCTACAACGCCAGCGGCCAGTTTATCGACGGCGGCTGTCGTCGCGTCCATCTGGTCTCTAAGTGTCTCAAAGATAGTCTGCATGCGCAGTTCTTTAAGATCGGCAATTAGCGCCCGCATCGCTTCGGAGGACCCTCTAAACGCCGAGTTCAGGTAAGCGTCGACACCTGCACCAGTTGCGCGCGCTATGGAGTCAAGCGAGCTGAATGCTTCTTTCAAGGCCGCAGCTTGATCCTCAGCAGATTTAGCTTCATCCGTGGAATTGCCTAACGCACTGGCCAGCATGGGCAGTGCGATGCCAGCAACAAGCCCAACGGCTGTGCCGAGCGCACCAAATGCGAGGCCAATATCTGGAAGCTGAATCGCAAGCGCACGAAGAAAACCGCCGCCCGCCATAGCTTGTTGCCCGACCTGCGACAGCTGCATCGATAGCATGCGGCTTTGTTGGGCAAACTTACTAGAAGCCCCAGCCGCCTTGTCCTGCGCGCTGCCTAAATTGGCAACCTGCGCGCCAGTGGCTTTGATCTTGGCAACAAGGTCCTGAAGTTCAGCCTCTAGCCCAGAAGCGTCGCCACTGATCTTAACGTGTAGTGCGCTGAGTTCGGCCATTTCTCATTTTCTCTTTGTGGCGCGCGTGTCCCTCGTCCCATTGTGCGCGCGGTATGTAGTTCTTGTTCTGGGCGCGTTGCGACTGTACATACTTATAATCAAAGATCAGCCACCATTCGCGAGTGCTCATTGCCCAAAACTCATTCGGTTGGATACCCCATTCTCCGACCGATACAGCGTAAGCCGACTGGACGATATCCACCCACGCTGTTACTTTTCCGAACGCTTATCCCCTTTCTTTTTGGGCATTTCTTTCGACTGCGGTCCAATAATCATGGCAAGGTAATCCGTAGCGATTTCCTTGCCCGCGAAGATACCGGCGTCGAAGATTAGTTCCCCGATCCTGTCCAGCGACATTTCAGTATCACCTGCGTTGACACCAATGTGAATGATCTCTGCCACGTTCTCGGTTGTCAGCACAAAGTCTGGTCGAAAGGGAAGACCTTTCTCCAATAACACAGCTTCTTTGACAGCTTCACGCGCAATCATCATGGGGTCGCCAACGCGCTCGGCAACCTCCAAAGAAGTTTTCCAATTGGCAACAAGCGTTAGCGCTGTGTCACCAAGCTTCGCTTCCATTGTTCGCATTACTAACCACCCTACGCGCTAGAGGCGGTATAGGTCACCGCACCGGTGCTGGCAAAGGTTGCCGACCATTCAACAGCTCCATCATGTTCTCCGGACTGCTCGAAACTGGTGACAACGTAGGTACCGCTTATGTTGCCGGGCGTCGCCAACGAAGACGGCAGGTCCGCTTGCAAGGTCTCGCCGGTAATCGACGCACCAAACACCTCGGCGAGCAGCACCTCGTCAGAGCTGATACCGCTGAGGCTAACTTCCACGCTACGCAGTCCTGGGGTTGCCAACAAAGTGCGCCATCCATTGTCGTCATCTGTGGTGACGTCAACGTGGTCATTCGTCACGGTCATGCCGCGCGTCTGAACCCCAACAAGGGTGGTGCTGTTCCAATCAAACGTGAAGCTGCGTCCATTAAAGCCAGCCATGTCATATCTCCTGTACAGTTAGCCGGTAACGTTGCACGCCGTGCCGCGTGCGCCCATCGACATCAACGAATGTCTCGCTGAACTCGAATAAACAATCTACTACATTGTACCCCGTTTTGGTTAGGGAAGCTCTATGTAAAATACTGTAAGCTTCGCCCATCAAACTTTTGATCTCCTGCATCCCCTGTGCGCGGGACCAGAAATGTAAAGTCAATGTTGTCTCGGTTCCTATACAGTCATCATTATCAAACGGGGTGTGCGTGTCGTTTCCGATAACCACATAGGGGAAGTTTTCGTCCGGGGCGCCCTCGGGCAAAAATGGGACATCATCGTATACGCCGCACGAAAGCGCGCCGGTTAGCTCGTCGTACACAATTTGTTGTGTGATCGTTTCGAAGCTCATAACAGCCTCTTAATCTGCGCTTTCAGCGTGTTGCGCGCTTCGCTCTTGGCCCATTCGAACGACGGCATAAGCCACGGGCGCGGGAGCACCCGCGATGTACCGAATTCCATATGCCGCCCGTGCAGTACGGATGTTCCAACACGACCGACAAGGTTTCCGGTAGTTGGCAGATCAAATTCAACACTAGCAGCAAGCCGACCTGTGTCGCTCATTGGGTATTCACCCGGCGCAGACGCCTTGTGTACGACGCTGCGTCGTTTGTAGACACGTCCGGAGGCCGGACCGTGCTGGATACCGGCAACCGCTTTCTGATGAGTGCCAAGAACAATGTCGGTAATGAACCCTTCGATCACATCGTCGGCGTTGCCCCCCAACGAGGACAATTGCTTGATTAGGGCTTCGCCGCCTTCCATATCGATCGTCACCTTCACGACTTACCGCCCTCCACCAGCACGAGCTCCAACCATTCTTGCCGGTCCTCCATGTCAATGACACTTTCGATGGCGTATGTACGCCCCTTGTACGCCACACGATCTTCGGCTGTGTAGTATGGCGCACCATGCACGTCGCCCCTGAACCGAATAATCGCGCGGAAACGGTTCTGTGGCGACACTCGCATAGCTTGCCAACGTTCGCTACCGCTCAGCCCTTTCCAGTTGGCCCAAACAGTAGCCTCCGTCGCCCATGAATCGACCGAGCCGCCCATGCCGTCCGCAACCCGGTTCTTACGCTCGATAACAATCTGTGCGTTCAGCATTCCACTGTGTATGTCGCAGCATTTAACCATCAGATACGAAGCACTTTATACTTGCCCATGATGCTCGCCGCACCGCTTTCAACGTAAGCTTCTTCCGACGAGCACCCGTCGCCACGATGCGAATACAGGTACGCCGCCATCTGTTTCACAGCGCGCCGAATTGGCGCAGGCACGTCCGTCGCGCTGTCGCCATAACCGGCTACATAAGCGATCTCGATTGCGTTTACAGCCCGCATAGCTGTCGGCCATGTGGCGCCACGTTGCAAGGCAATGCGCCCGGGAATGGACTGTAGGTCGACGTCGAACGTGGTAGCTACGGTGATTGTGGTATCGTTGCTATCCTCGTCATACGTCTTAACCGACGTGAGATTCTGAAACGGCCAGCGCGGCACGGACACAGCACCATC